GGTACATACAAAGAATTAACAAGAGGTGGCAGAGGTTGGACATGGGATGAGTCAAAATCAACTTTTATTGCAAAACAACCATTTCCATCATGGACACTGAATTCTGTTAACGATTGGGAAGCACCTGTTGCTATGCCAGCCGAAGTGGAGGGAAAATACCATACTTGGAACGAAGCAGATCAACAATGGGATACTACGGACAGACCTGGTAGCATCTGAGGGGGTAGGCCATAAATGGCAGACATACGAGTAACTCGTAACGAACATCATTGGCAACAAAAACAGTATGTGGTGGAGTTTACTGTAACTACGTCAAACAGACATCAGTTTGCAGTACAGCAGCTAATTCCACAATTGTTCCTTGATAGACACGAATACGAGTTATTGGATCTTGCATATCTGATGATGGGTCTAAAATTGAAAGATGGGATTTCTTCCCGTGAAACTATGAAAACAGGTGCAGTCGAAGTAACGACAGATGGAGAACCTTATAGACCGAATTTTTTTGTGATTTTAGATAATGGGAGTAAGATACATATAACAGAGGACACATAGAGATGAAGTTATTAAAATCAATAAAAACTTCTAGAGAAGTCTGGCAAGAACCATATGTCGAGGAAATCACAGCAACTAAATTCTTACAAGATTATGTAGAAATAAAGGCAAAACCACATATTGGGAGTGCAGGTGGTACTACCATCAATTGGGAAAGTATTGAGGTATCAGAATCAACTGACTCCGATACTGAAAAAATAACTGTTGAAATAGATGTCAATGAAGGTGGGTTGACAGGTATACTAGGTGGGGATTTATATGAGTATTTCAGAACTGGTGAACCAGCGGTTTATGAAATCGAGGATGGTGTGTCAACTGAGTTGAAATTTGTAGCAGATATAGACGGAGGACATTTCTAATGCCACAAACTAATCCAATTACAAGTAGAGCTACATTAATTACCTACTGTAAACGTAGGTTGGGTGATCCTGTGGTGGAACTGAATCTCGATGATACCCAAATACAAGATAGGGTTGATGATGCACTACAATATTATCAAGATTATCACTATGATGGGATAGAACGAGTTTATCTCAAACATAAAATTACACCTTCTACAATGACATTAGACTCAGCACCATCCTCTACCTTATCGGGTAAGATAACTGGTGATTCTAGTGGTGCTACAGCAACGATACATGATTCCACTAATTCGACTGTTTATAGGATAAAATCCATTTCTTTAGATACAGATTTTACGGACGGAGAAACTATTACTGATGCAAATTCGGTATCTGCTACACTAGCGAGTTCAACTGCTATTGTTAAGGGTGATGTTGATAATAAATACATATCCATCACAGATGCAATTGTAGGTGTGATAAATGTATTTCCTGCGACCGATAGTTCATACGGAAGTGTCAATATGTTCGATATGAGGTATCAAATACACCTAAATGATTTGTTCGATTTTACTGATGTCTCAATATTACACTATTCTATGGTGATGCAACATTTGTCTCTATTAGATGACTATTTGGTCGGTAAGGCACCATTTGACTATGCAAGGCATACAGATAAATTGCATTTGTATATAGATTGGGCAAATGATGTAAAGGTAGACGAATATATCGTAGTGGAATGTTACAGAATTCTCGATCCAGAAACCTATGCACAGGTATATGATGATATGTGGCTGAAACGGTATACGACTGCACTTATCAAACGACAATGGGGTCAAAATTTATCCAAATTTGAGGGAATAACACTTCCTGGTGGTCTTACATATAACGGACAGGCAATCTTGGAGTCTGCAAACGAGGAAATTACTACACTTGAAGAACAGATGGAGATGTCTTTCGGCCCACAACTTGGTATAATGGTAGGGTAAATGGCCACAAATAGTTATTTTACCCACAATGCAGCTACTGGTGCAGATAAGACCGTTATCGAAAATCTTGTGGTGGAGTCTATCAAAATGGTAGGGTTCGACACTTGGTATCTACCTAGAACCCAGACCAACCTAGACCCACTTCTACAAGAAGCAGAACAAGATAACTTTACGAGTGCATATGAAGTTGAGATGTATTTTGATGCACCTGATGATGCACTTGCTGATTCAGTTGATTACATTACCTATTTTGGATTTGAAGTCAGAGATTCATGTGATTTTGTCATTGCAGTAAAACGGTTTGACGATTTAAATCTTTCGGGATATACCCTACCACTTGAAGGTGATTTGATATATCTACCCTTCACCAAACAAATGTACGAAATCAAATTCGTGGAAGATATGACTCCATTTATGCAATTGGGGAAGAATTATATCTATAAATTGATGAGTAGATTGTTCATCTATGGCGGTCAGAATTTCAATGTCAATACGAGTGATTCGGCAGTCAATACTGCAATAAATGCAATAGAGTCAGAACGAAGTCATATAGTGACTGCACTTACTTTGGGTACTGGATCTGGAACATATGCAGTTAGTTCGGTCGTGTATCAAGGTGTTAGTCTTGCAACTGCAACTGCACAAGCAACTGTTACTGGATGGGATGTAGGAACCAAGAAACTTAGTGTCAATAATATGATTGGTTCGTTTACTCCAGGTGTCAATGTAGTCGAGGATGTAGTCGAGGATCCTGCGAGTTATACATTCGGAGAGTTGTTCCAATCAACTACGGTACTTGATCCAGAAGATCAGAGTGTTGCAATTGAAACTATTGCAGATGCAGGAATCGTGGACTTTACGGAAACCAATCCATTTGGAGAATTCTAATGTTAGGTACACATTTTTATAATGCATCTATCAGAAATGCAGTAGCTGCATTCGGAACTATCTTCAATGATATCTATGTGGAAACGGAAATAACTTCAAGTAATACAGAGTTATATCACGTTCCTCTTACTTATTCACCGAAGATGAAATGGGAGCAACGAACGGCAGTTACGTCAACATCATATACATCCGCAGAAGTACAGACATCTGTACCGAGAATGGGTTTTGAATATACTGCACTCAGTTATGATGCAGAACGTAAATTGAATACTATGCAGAAAACTGGAGTGGATCATTCAACTGATACTGGTAGAGTATCTCGTAGGTACATGAGAGTACCGTATAATATGGATTTTTCATTGTATGTATTGGTAGGTAATTCGGAAGATGGACTCAAGATAGTCGAACAGATTCTACCCTATTTTACACCTGATTTCGTGATCAGTATAAATGATGTTATCAAGACAGATATGCCGATCACATTGAATGATGTTGCATTTGAGGATTCGTGGTCAGGTGATATGGATTCCCGAAGAAGAATCGAATGGACTCTTACGTTCACGGCAAAAACTTATTTGTACGGGCCGGCACAAGAACAAGAAATAATCAAAAACGTTGTTACTCAATTCTATGATCATACGGATCCTGCAACGGTGGATGAAATGACATCACCTAGAGGAACTGTAACGAATGCGGCAAGTAGGTTTGAGTACGATTCGGATGAGGATTTGACTATAACAATAAATAGTCAGTTGACGTAGTGATATGGAGACAGGTATACACTGGATATAAGTCATGGTTACTTATATGGATCAGGTGATGATTGAGAGATATGGTGATACGTTTGTTGGGATGTCGGCGAATGGTTTTGTATATAAAGGTTCCAACGAAAGAGATGTTCGGTTGGATGAAATAACGGTATGTGATGTCCCAGTTTATGAAATGGAATTGGATAGAACAAGTACGGATCCTGGTAGTGTATGGCACGTCCAGAAGATAGATAAATTGGTTGTTGATATAGCTAAGAATGGATTGATTCGTCCGATTTGGGTAACTAAAACTAACAAATTTGTAGCTGGAATTCATAGACTTTGGGCACATATATTGTTGGGTGAAGATACCATAAGATGTCTTACAATAGAGGATCCAGGCAATTATTGGGGGTAGGAGAATAAGATGTATTGGATAAAAGATAAAGATACTTATATAAAACAAGTTATGTCCGATAAACATGGTAGTGATGTATATCTTGCAATGAATGGAAATGGTAAGGTGTTTAAAGGATCAAATAGAAGGGATATCAGTTTGAGTGATATACAGATTCCTGGACAGGGGACGGTCTATGATATAGAATTAGACCGTACTGAAACTGAACCTATTGTTCAACAACGTATTGCACAGATAGATGCTTTGGTTACTGATATAGATGCAAATGGTATATCAGATCCAATATGGGTAACTGATGATAATATATTTGTTACTGGATTTCTTAGACTTTATGCCTGTAAATTACTAGGAAAAACTACTGTACCTTGTGTTACTCTAGATGATGCAGATGAACATTGGTTTGCAAAATCTCGTAGACATTCAGCAGACAATTGGACATTACGTTAAAATGGAAAAAGTAGACAAAAAATTAGACTTAGTGTTCGACATCGAGAGAGCCGACGAGGTGGAGGAAACTGCACTTCCTGTCGTAATCGAGGGAACACCACAAGAGCAATTGGAAACGGATTATAATTATACCCGTACCAATTTTTATGATTTGATAGAGAACGGTAATAAGGCAGTTGAATCTGCATTACATCTCGCAACCGAAGGTCAACACCCAAGAGCGTATGAGGTATTGGCACAATTACTAAAGAATGTAGGTGAAACCAATGAGAAATTATTGACTCTCCATATGAAAATGGATGAAATGAAGTCGGATAGACGAGTACAGAATCCGACACAAGTAACCAACAATGCACTATTCGTTGGTTCGACAAGTGAATTACAACAAATGATAAAGGGGAATAAAAATGACGAATCTGGAAGTGATAGTTAATGGATCTTTTGATAATGCATTCCAAGCATTCAATCGGAAACTAAAGAAATCTGGTATATTAGAGGAATATAGAAAAAAGGAATACTACGAAAAACCTTCTGCAAAGAAACGCAGGTTGTTCTTGAAAGCAAAACGTAGACGAGAATTAGATAAGATCATCAAGGAACGGGAAAAGAATGAAAAGTATAAGCTACCTGGGAAACCCAAATTTAAAAAAGAAGAACATCCCTATTAGGTAGATATGGAACAAAATATAGAGGAACTAATATCACAACTACAAGATCAGGATTTAACTGTCCAGGGACCATCGCCGGCAGTGGAATTGTGGCATATAGGAAAGGATGCGGTTCCTGCTTTGATACCTCTATTACAAGATCAGAATGAATGGGTTCTTGTTTCTGCGGCAAAGGCATTAGGGAAGATAAGAGAAAGTGCCAAAGATGCTGTTCCTGCTCTGATACCACTATTACAGGATGAGCATGCAAGGGTTCGTAAGAGTGCGGTGCAGGCATTAGGAAAGATAGGATCAAAAGATTCGGTTCCTGCTCTGATACAACTATTACAGGATCAGGTTTCAAATGTTCGTAAGAGTACGGCACAGGCATTAGGAGTTATAGGAGAAGGAGCAGTAGATGCGGTGTCTGTTCTGATACCATTATTACAGGATGATCATAAATTGGTTCGTGGTCATGTCTCGGAGGCATTGTGTAGGATAGGAAAAGAAGGTGTTGTTGATACTGTAATCCCTATGTTACAAGACATTGATCCTTTTGTTCGTAGTAGGACAGCCCATGCACTGGGGAAAATAGGACCAGGAGCAAAAGATGCAGATATATATTTGATTCATTTGCTAAAGGATCCAGATAATAATGTCAGGAAAGATGCAGAATGGGCATTAGGTAAAATTAATACCCCAGATGCAAGAAGAGCATTGAGGTATGAATGAAAAATATAAATTACCTGGGAAACCCAAATCTAAAAAAGAAGAACATACCTATTAGTTTTACCCAAGAACAGGTAGGTGAGTATATAAAATGTAAAGATGACCCGATACACTTCATCAAGAACTATATCAAAATAGTTACAGTAGATGAAGGGTTGGTGGATTTCGATTTGTGGGATTTTCAGGAGGAAATGGTACAGAAGTTCGATAGTGATCGTTTCGTCATATGTAAAATGCCTCGACAGACGGGCAAATCAACCACTATCATCGCATATCTTTTACATTATGTCCTGTTCAATGAGGATGTGAAGGTTGCAATCCTTGCAAATAAGGGTGTAACTGCAAGGGAATTGTTGAGTCGGTTACAACTTGCATACGAACATTTACCACTATGGCTACAACAGGGTGTGGTAGAATGGAACAAGGGTAACATCGAACTCGAAAACGGTTCCAAGATCATGGCTTCTGCAACGTCATCGAGTGCAATTCGGGGTGGTACATTCAATATCATATTCCTCGATGAATTCGCATTTGTGCCCGAAAACATTGCAGATGAGTTCTTTCGTGCAGTATATCCTACCATATCATCTGGTAATACGACTAAGGTGTTCATTGTATCTACCCCGAATGGTATGAATATGTTCTATAAAATGTGGGTAGATTCAGTAGAGGGTCGAAGTGATTATACGCCAATCGATGTTCATTGGTCACAAGTTCCAGGTC